AGTCCGTGTAATAGATTTGATTAAAAAGTTCGCCGTTACTGTAAGTCGGCATCGGGCCGGCGCCGACCTTGAACGTCGGCACATGAAACACGCTGCAAATTGTTTCGGCCGTCCATTTGAGTTGTTCTATCAATTGCGCATCGACGGCCGTCAGCGTCATCGGTTCAAACTTTAGCCCGTCGCCGAGCACGGCGACACGACCGGCGTTCGTGCCGGTAAAGTTGTCCTGCCAATACGTTTTAAGCCGTTGCGCCGTGTCGTCGCCGATGGCGCCGGGCGCAGTCAGAATGCCTGACGGTCGCGCGGCGTTGTCCCAGAACTTGTTGGCGCTATTACCGATGGTCAGGCCCGCGAGCGCTGGCATGGCGGCGGCATACAAAGGAGACATACCTATCAATGGGTGATACAGACAGTTGAAACGATCGTGCATCACTTCCGACGCCGGGACTACGTACGCGCCATCCGGCGCGGTTTCCAAGCCTTGGAACATGGGCGCATAGACCCCCACGCCGGTCAACGTTAGCCAACGATTCGACCGAAGTTGATAGTAAACGGCGCCATCGGGCGCAATGAGCGGCGTAACGGCGCACGGGTCGAGGATATAGATTCCATTCACGACGCCGCGCGCGTCGCGCTGCATTAAGCCGTACGTATTGCCGCGCGACAGCTTCGACAACATCCATGTTTCTTTGAACTGCATGTGATTTTGATACGGGTTTGGCGTGCGCAAAACCGGCGAGTAAGCCGGGTTCGTCGTTTCCGTCCACACGTCGCCGTCGCATCCGGTCAGCCTCGGGCGTAGCTTGGCAATGTCGCCCGCAATCAACGTCACGCACGCGAACACGGTCGGATTTGCCAGCAACGTTTCGGGAACGACAGCCTCGTTGTGCTGCCATGCGCCCGTGTGGGGCTCGCGAATGATGTAGGGCCAGCCAATGCCACCACTGCCCGGCACGGCCACCGGCACGACGTTGGCGGGCGCCTGAAACGGCGTCGACGCGCTGCGCCAGCCCCAACCCTTGAGGCGTTCGAGCAGGCTCATGGGGAGACACTCGCGAACGCGTCGGTAATGACGGCCGCCGCGCCAGCCGCGGGCATCCACGACACGGCGACTTCGACGAGGATGCCGTGCAAGTTGGCCGCCCATAGACTCACTTGCACGGTGCTCGACGTGGCTGGGTTATCCGGGTCGCTGTCCATCTGAATCAGCGCTTGGTCGCTGTAGGTCAGTGAGAGGCCGCCTTGCCACAGGAACACGCGCGACGGATTGAGCACCAGCACGTCGCCGGCCGGGGCGCTGTCACTGGTATACGCCGGCAGGCCGCCAAGCGTGCCGCCGCGCGCGGAAATGTCGGGATTCGCCAAGGCCCCGTTGGGAAGGCGGGCGGCGGCGGCCTTGGCGGCGTCCACACTGTTCAAAATGAGCACGGCGGCCGAGGGGTTCGTGATGCTCGCCAGGGCGCTCGCGAGGTCCGTCAATAAATCGCCGGTCGACGGAATCAGCGTGCCGCCCGCGCCCACGTAGGCGGGCTTCACGTCGGGAATGCCGGCGTTGGCGGGATCGCAAAAGGCCATATCGATAGCGCTGCCGCAGGCAGTCGACAGCATGCTCGTGAAGAGCTGTTCGCCCGCGACGCCACCCACGCGCACGACTTCGGCCGTGGCGACGGCGAGGCTCGTCACCTTGTACGGCGCCAGCGTGCCCAGCTTGTTAAGGCCGGGCGCCGTCGCCGGCTTGGGAAACGACTCGCCCACCCATGACGCGTTGCCGTAGCTCGTCACTTCGACCAGGGCGGCATTCGGTGGCGCGGGGATGAACCCCGGGATGCGTCCGATCAGGCTTTGACGCTCGACCAGCTCAATGAACTGCGCGGCGCCGACCGGGACCAGGGGGCCGCCCCAGGTGGGGTCGGTGATCTTTCCCGGACCGACAGCCGCTTTCAGAAACTCGGCTGGGCTGTCGCCCCAGCTCGGCTCGACCTGCGCCAGCCGGATCGCCTCGGGGCGGTCGCCGTGGGCGCGAATCAGCGCCAGCGCTGCACGGCCGACCGTATCGCCAGTAAAAGTTTTGAAGCGCATGGCCGCAACTCGCTCGCGAAAGTTGCACTAGGATTGGACGGCCAAACGCTTAGGTCGATACCGGTTCGTGATGGTTCGTGACGCTGCATGACATCTCGTGAATTTATTTTTCGTAGACCTCGTCGACAAGCCAGCGCGCCAGCTCGGCCAGTTCGTATGTCACACGCGATCCACGGCACGGCCTCGGCCCAACGGCTTGGCTTCGCCAGTTGCGCAGCGTGCCCTCAGACCGGCCGATCAATACAGCGGCGACGGGCGCATAGACGCGGTCGTCGCCCGTAATGAAAAGGCCATGATGGTGGATGAAGACACGGAACATGGCGACAATCTGGGCCCTCAGCCGCTCACGCTCGGCGAGGCCTTCTGGCGAAGCGGATAGGCGCAATGGCTCAAACTTCGTTGGGCGCGGACGGCGCAGCTTGTCACCGGACGCCGTTTCGATAGCCGTTGTCATGGGAGCGCGGCCCGCCCGGTCATAACCTGCTCAACCGCTAGCAAATAGGCGTCGCGAAGCAACCTATCGGCGATAACTATTGACGCGTTGCTGAACCTGTAATGGTCAAGTAGCGACCAGACGAGCGACGAAAATGCACTCGCCCTCGCGCGGGTCGTGGGAGTTCGCAATTCGAATTGGACGGTGCCCAGGGTGGGTATCCCAAGGCAAAGCTTACGAAACGCGGGCAGTGAGGGCGGCCACTCATCCGCAGACGCAAGCAGCGCAGTGAGTCCGTTACCTATTTGCGAGTCAGTCAGTCCACACAAACCTTTTGCCCATAGTGCGCCAGTGCTGTTCGAGCCGTCCACGCCATAGGAACTGATCCAACGATGCCCAAACATTTGGACCATGCGCAGCCATAAATGACGGGTGCGTCGCACCTCATCCCGCTTGGTTAGCGGTGTCGTCGGGGCTTCGTTCTGCGTCCTCAAGCTGCTCGGATTGGGCATTTGCAATTCGTACACGGTCGACGGCACTTGGCCGGTTAATTCCGTATTGACTGCCATTTCCATTCCCTCGTCTGGCTGGGTTAGGCGCGGCATTTTCGGTGCGTGTCATACCCCCCTTCGGGGGGAAAGGGGGGGTGGCTATATCTCTTCTTCTTTCTCTTGTTCTGGTAACGCTGATGTCACGCCCGACGCGTGATTTTGGTGTGACCGCGCGGTGACGCTGTTGACGCTTCGCGGCAAGGGCGCGTGATTTTGCAGTTGTGCCGTTGTGCACCTGATAGTTGGGCAATTTCACCCACTCGCCCGATAGGTCGATCCAGCATTTCGGAAGCGCTTCGCAGAATCCCGGCACGTCGACATAGCGGTCGATGTCGGCCTTCGTGTATCCGTGCAGGACGCCCTGTTCGTCCGCTTGCGAGTCTGCCAATCCCCATATCGCCACGAGCGCGCCGAATGCCGTCACGAGTTTTACGTGACACCGACGCGACACGTCCAAAAGCCTGCCATCGGTTGGGTAGTAGCTTGGGTCGACCTTGATCCACTGGCTGCTCATCATCGAATGCCTATTCGCTACGCCTGCGCTCTGGCGACGACGTGGAGACGGCGCAACGTCAGCAAACACCGTTCACACTCGCCATTCGTCAACATCGAGGCGCGGATCGCTGTCGGGCTAATCCGCGCCATTCCTTTAGCGGACGATCGCAATCGGACTTGGTGACAACTTGGCCAGGTAGTTGGCCTCGTACCATCGCGCGGCCTCACCATAGGTCACCATGCCAACCGAGTTCCTGGCCAGATCGCCGCTGTCAATCGCCGCTTGCACCCTGTTGATGGACAAGCGCGTCAAGCGCGCGATTTCGAACGGGGTGACCCTCGGCACGTCTTGTTCATAGTCAAGTAGTTCGTCGAGTGCGCGCAGGCGAATGGCAACTCCGCACATATCGCCTCCGACAATTTGTTCGTTGGCCAGTGCGATATTCGCTTCGGCTTCCCGAATTTCGGCGTCGTGGATCTCGTAATATTCCATGACCTTTTCCTCGTGGTGGTCTTGGCGGGTGAATGCTGGCGCCCGCGTGGGGCCATTGCGCCAGCGGAGAACCGCTTACGCAGCCGAGGCGTGCTGGGGCACGGCGCGATACTCGGCCACTGCCTGCATGGGGTCCTGACCGATCCACAGCGCAAACGCAGCCACAGGAAACACACGGCGGTGCGCCAGCCACCGCCCG